TCCAACTGTTGAGGCTGGCGCATTGACGACCCATGACCAAGTTGGCAACTCAAACAAGCGCTCAAGAGCTTTCGTAGGAGTTTGGTCAGGCAAGGGCTTGATAACCAATGAATTACTTGGTATCATCTGCGTGACCATGGTAGTGCCAGTGTCAGCAAGGGTCGTGGAAATTGTCTCCGTTGTAGCGGGAGTAATGTCGGACTGAAGGGTCTGTTCGACAGAGTGTTGAGTAACTTTCGGATCGTCGGCTGTGAAATTAAAATCTAGAGGCTGGCTCACAATCGCAGCCCCCATTGAAAGGGTGTCCAAGCAAACTCGTATGCTTGGCAATTTGGCGTTTCATCGGAGGACCGCCAGTCCCGGTGCTTCTGCTGTAGAGGACAGCAAGGCGCACTCCACCTAGGCGACTTGATGGGTTCGCACACCCGTAGTTCTTCACCATGCCTCAAGACCATCCCGAACTAAATGTTCGGTATTAATCTGATCGTAGGTTTTGAACTGGGTCGGTCGGCCAATGGCGTAACTCCACCGCGTGTAGATATCTCGATAGCGGTCGAAGATTTCGCGATTGTAATGAGTAAGCTCAATGAGAGAACTTGAGCAGGCCATGAGTGTGTCGGCGAACGGGTCAGCGGACGCCCGATTCACCCACATAGGGGCCTCAACAATTGATGCCATAACCAAGGGAGCAAACGTGCGTCCGTTCTTACGAACAAACTTACGTTTCAGGAAATCGGCATCTTTAAGGGACAGGAAGGGCTGTTCTATACCGCTCTTATTAGCAGCGGTGTAGTACAGCCCAAATTCACGGAAGAACTTGCAAGCATAGAGCATGTTGTAAGCGGGCTCAGGAGACGAAACCAAGGAATCGTCACCCATAAAAGCACGAGCAACTCGCTTGTAGTAATCGTCTGGATGGAAACCAAGGTTAACCCAAGCGGCAAAGAAAATTATGTCATTGAAAAGACCATTGACATGAATTGTGATATCATTGCCGGAGGAGTTCCCCTTATCTGTAGCGTAAAGTCGGGACATCAAGATGTGGTAACAATGAAGAATGGACTTTGTCATATTCTGACGAGCAATGTTAAGATCCCCGTCAAGAGGTGCCAATTCCAGCAATCGATTCCATACTTGAGGAAGATAGCCGTGCAAGGTATACTCATAGCCGGAGA